AGCATCAGGATTATAAGCCATAAAATCTGAATAATTTGGAGCTGTTGGTTTTGTATAGCTTGCTTGTTGAGATGGACTTAAAGCATTATATCTTGCTAAATTTGTTTGGTAATCATCAAGAGCTGTTTGATAATTTTTAGCATTTAATGTTTGTGTTGGTTGTTGTGTGTATGTTAATGTACCGTAAGGAGTTACTTGATTTACACGATTAGCAGCAGCAGATGCTCTAGCAGCTTCTAAGTTACCAGCAGCAGTTGCATTAGCAGCACCTGTATAGTCTGGTGGTGGGGGAGCAGATCCACCTTTACCACCGCCGCCATAAAATGTGAAGTAATCACCTATTGCTGGCATTAACCATTTAAAATCTAACAATTTCATACTTTATCCTTTATATATCTATCTTTAAGTTTTAACCAACGACAATCATTTTTAGACATGGTATAAACAATACCATCTCCATCTGGAAAATAGTCTTTAAGTAATGCTTCACGCTTAAATCCTAAATGTTCATTTACTTTTTGAGCTTTTAGATTAGCTGTAGAAACTAATCCTTTAAGTTGTTTTACTTGCAATGTATTAAAAGGGTAATTAAATATTGCAAAATAAAATTCCCTAGATACATGACGTGGATTATCACATCTTGAATGACTTGCTATACAAGATCCTGTATAACCATCATACATAAGACCTGCTATTAATTTACCTTCGTAAATTTGCCCTATTGCACGACATAATGGTGTAAATGATGCGCCTGATTTCTCGCATACCCATTGTGCCACTTCGTCACCTTGAATTATTATAGTACTGCACCCTTTTCAATAACTATATCTGTTGATACCCATTTTACTTCAATACCTTGTGATGCTGTGCTAACAATAGGTGCGCCATAATAACCTACGCCATTGACACCTTGCCATTGTTGCAATACATTTAAACCACCACCCCAAGCACCTGCATCCCATAAAGCATTATCCCATGTTCCAGATGATGTGGGCGTATAATTAAGAATTGTAGTGGGCGTACTTAAATTAAAATCTACATTTATGTTTGCATAAATAGCAGGACTACCAGATGTTCTAAAAATGGGTTTAGCCATTGTAAATCGTTTTAATTCGCCTGGACTATTAAATGATGAAAATGCTTGTAATGCGTTAGCAGTAATATTGCTACCATTATCTGAATTTGTGTACCATGCACGACCTACATAACCATTTCCACCAAAATAAGGTTGATCGTTATATAATTCCCAACAAGTAGCGTTCCATCCTGTGTAATTACACCAGTTTTTTGTAATTGTATTCATGGCATATTGCGTAGTTTGTATAGAACTAGGCACATTTAACCATAATTGGTTTTCTTCTGGATAAAACAATAATTGCCATCCAAAATTAGATCCATAATTAGTAATAGCGTCTGATACAGCCCATTGGATTTTGTCTGTAATAGCTACTCGTGGATCTAAACGTGATGATTGTAGTTCTGAAGCTAATGGGGTAACACCATCTTTACCTAAAAGTAGTAAGTCACCACCGTATTTATACATACAACGAACACCTACTGGTGTGCCTAAATCCCATACGCCTGCTAATGCAAAATCTGTATCAGGATCTGAACCTTTATAGACAACTACTTGACCTTTAGATGTGTAAGCAGCATAGTAATCATCTACGCCATAACCTGCATCTATAGTCCATGTTGCATGTTGTACAATATATCCACCTTTATAAGCAAAAGAGCTTAAATCTAATGATTTAGCTAATCCACCGATAGATAAAGTAGGTAAATACCATACTTTTAATGTGCTAGTTTGTGTAAAAAATACTCTGCTTTTAAACACAATAGGGTTATTAAGCGTTGTAGTTGTAACGCCTGTAATAGCCGGTGTAGATGCACCTGTAATAGATGTCCATGTTGTGCCATCATATACATAAGGTGTATTTGTACCATTGGCCATGTATAAGAATGAGCCACCAGATGTTGTAATATTGCAATATTGCCATCTTGAATTAGATAATCCTGATAACAATGCTGCACCTACTGAACCACCATTTGTTACGTTATAAACAGCACCATTAGATATAGCTAAAAGTTTACCAGAAGTACCACTTTGGTAATTCATTAGCGTATCTACTTGAGCTGGTAATCCTGTAGCCCATTGTGTATAGCCATTTCTTAGCTGTAATTCTGTAGTGGCAGGAAACCAGTTAGTAAGATAAACTGCATCTGTTGCAGGCATATCTCCTAAACTATCTCTAGCGTTCCATCCGCCTACTGGTGCTGGTAATGATACGCTTCCTGCTGATTTTCGTTTTACTGGAAACATATTATTTATTGTCCGTAGTTAGCGTCAGGTATATTTTCAAATCCGATTAAGATTGATCCAGGTACTGGAGCAAAGCTCAATGTAGCAGAGCCAGAATCGTTTGCTTTAGCAAATGATAATTGTTGTAAGTAATCTCTTGTAAATGCTGTTGCGTCAAAACCTTTAATCTCAAAGTATTTTTTCTTGAGAGCTGTAACCATTAAACGATCTGGGAATATACAAGTGTCTGAATCTGCTAAGAATGATGATTGTGTCACTCCTGCTGAACTTGTAGCCCATTGGTTACTCATGTATTCAAAGCCTAAATACTCATCTGTATTCATAGCAGGCCATACTTGGAAGTATCCACCTAAAATTCTGTAACGGATTCTAGGGCCTGTTGAAATATAGCTAGATTTTAAAAATTGCCATTGTTGAGCATCTGTAGGGCCTAACATTTCCCAGCGTTTAGACTTATCGTAATGTGTACGATCTATTTGTCTATCCCAATCACTTGGTAATGGGTATTTAGCCTGTGAAAAATATAGTGTAAACACGCCAGATTGTGTGGCGGCTTGTGATAGTGTTAATGTATTTGTTCCTGTTACAGTATTAACATAAGTATCTTGATTAATACCTGTGCCTGTAACTATCCATAAATTACTTAACCCTGTGGTTGGCTCTACCGTTATAACATTGACAGAGTTTTCCACAAGGGTACAAGTAAGTGTTTCATAGACTGTATAAAAACGGTATTCTTTGTCTAATGCTTCCCAGTTATGATCTCTTTGAATCTCATAACCAATAGAGTTCATAAGAGCATAAATCTGAACAACATCTGCTGCAGTATTACCTACGACTTGCGTAGGTTGGGTTAAACCCATTTCACCTGTAGCCTGTTGAACGAGTTGCAATAGAGTTGATGCCATTTATTAGTCCTTTTTAGGTTCTTTTGTTTCTGATTTAACTTCAGTCTTATCAGATTTAGCCTTTTCTTCCATCAATTTTGCCATTCTTTCCATCTGAGCTTTAAGATCAGCAATTTGTTGATCTCTTAAATTTAATTCCTCAGCTTGTTTCTGTGCAAAAGATGAGTCTTTAGCGTTTTCTAGGAACGCTTGAGCTTTATCTCTTAATGCTAATGGTGACATGCCTGCTGTCATACCGATTGACATAAGTTGTTGATCTGAAGCATTTGCCACCTGTTCTACTGTGTAGAACTTAAAGTGTTTTAATTCTGTAGCTTGTGCAGCATTGAGAATTGGCCAATCTCTTAATAATGTACCTTGTACGTTATCAGGATTGTGGTTGCCATCTGCTTTTTCGTTTAAATATAACGCCCATTGTGTTGGGAATTGTGCTTTATGTGAATTATTCACAAAGGTGTCAATAATACTTAATTGATTACCTGGTATTTCAATTCTAACAAAGTCAGCCATGTAGCTAATTGGTCTGCCTTCTTTATTGGTTAGAAAATCGTTCTGTAGTTCTTTACTATAAAATCTTACTGCTAATGCGCCTGTTTCTGACATTTAATTCTCCAAAGTAGTTTGGTTTGTCAAGCCTACTCACCATGAATAGACTTGAGAAACCCCCCTATTGCTAGGGGAGTCTTTGTTACTTAAACAGATGCAACACCAAACCAACCATATTCACCTGAAAGCAATGCTGTAGGAGGAGCAATGTATGATCCGCCTGTAGAAGTTGCTACAAATGTAGTTGCGTTTACTGTGCATGATGTTTCACTAGCTGTAAATGTGTTACCAGCTTTAGCAAACACATAGCGTTTACCGTCTGAACCAAATACCTCATTGCCTAATGGGCCAAATGCTGGGATAGTTGTAGTTCCGTCAGATGCTAATTGTGTTTGTGTTGCTGATGAAAGATTTACGCCAGAGATAGGGGTTACTGAATATGCCATAGTATTATCTCCTTAATTAAGCTGTTAAAACACCGTTAAATTGTGCGCCTGAAGTGGTAAGATTACCAGCCCAGCCGATTAATTTAACAATAGCGTCTTGGTTTACAGATTGACGTTCGCCACCGATTGGCACAAAGTTTCTGTCTTTGTGTGGGCGGAAGAAAATGTAGTCTGTGTTTAAGAAGTACATGTGGTTAGCTGGTTCTTGATTACCGATACCGCCACCTAATACTACGTCAGCAGATGTACCGCCACCATAGAATTTAAGTGAAGCAAAACCTGAACCTGCCATCTCTGGATCAGTTACACGTTGAATTGCTTGTAAGCTATTTACATATAGGTTGTAGTAGTTATTGTCAGCAACGATTAAGTCAGCCTTATCAGTACCACGAACTAGCTTGATAGCTAATTGAGTCATGTAAGATTGAATGTTAGCTGCTGAAACTGCTGCACCACCATTAGTCACGCCAGAAAACGCTTGGTTTTGCCAGAAAGACCATGTTGCACGATTGATACCACCGTAAGTACCTGAAGCTGGGCTGTCAGCAACTGCTGCTGCTAAACCAGTAAGGTTCTTACCACCGTTACCAGTACCATTGCCATAAAGGTCAAGGTTGATACGGTTAGATAATTGTGCTTCTGCTACTTTGATACGACCTTCTAGTAAGTCAATGATTGCTTCCTTACCAGAGTTTTGTAA